TGAATTGTAAAGTTTTTAGCAAGTAACATTGATGCGTGAGTATGTCTTAAACTGTGTAAAGTATATTTATTCATTTTATTATCTAATAAAAATTTATTTAATAGGGTAGTCACAGCTTTATTACTTATTAAATTTGCACCTGTATTAAAAATATATCCATCTATCGATGTTGGTCTTTGATTTAAAACATTTTTTATATATTTCATATCTTTTCTAGCAATCGAAATAATTCTATTTGAAGATTTAGTCTTAGTACCTCTTAAATGAATTGTACTGTTAATATAATCTAAATCATTATATTGTAGTTTTTGAACTTCACCGAAGCGGCCACCTGTAGCTATAAGTATGAAAATAGCTAAATATGATAATTCATTTTTACTAGTTGAGAATAATTTTAATTTCTTGTATTCAGTTAAAGACATAAATTTATCTTCTTCTTTTTTTGTAGGTTTCTTTTCATAAATAGGGGCGTTCCAAGTTGGATCACGTTCAATAATCCCCTCATTTAATGCATCTTTAAAAGCTTGTGAAAAACAATTATTTAATTTTTGAACACTTGCTTTAGTACGTCCTTCTTTTCTTCCTCCAATAAAGTGACCTTCTGCATACTCTTTTAACATTTCTCTATATTTGAGTTGTGATACATCTTTAATAGCTATATTGCCAAACTTTTCATCAAAGATATTTAATGCATTATAGTAACGATTTAAAGTTGATTGTGATATTTTATTCTCTTTATTAATTTTTATCCAATCTTCAAAGTACTCTAGAAACGGTGTTTTAGATGATATGAGTTGATTCTTATTTACTTCGTTATATTTGAGTTGCATCGCTTCATTTGCTTCTCTTTTAGTCTTAAAACCTCTTTTACGGTATCTCTTATTTTGACATCTAAAATCATATGACCATGATCCATTAACTTTTTTAACATTCATAGTAGTTACTCCTCTCTTGATGTGGATTCTTAATGTTTAATTCATTTTTACATAGCAACCACCTCCTTAGAGAACGTATGTTCTCTAGAAATGTAAAAAATAATAGGGTAGATGAACTAACCGTGGTTAATTCTTGAATTATAAATCTAAATATTCTATAATGAATTTAAGATAACTCGAGAAGGATATACGCTGGGTCCCAAAATGGGGTAGGTGCTTATGCACTGAGCATTCCTATGTGCCTGGGGTTA